CGCGCTTCACCCAACTCTTGTTTATCAGCTGCGGCTACTGCATCTGTTTGCATTTTTGTTTCTCTGTGCTTGATCTCAGAGCCTAGCTTGACCCCAGCCAACTGCATATCAAACTCAAGGCGCTTCTCTTCCAGATCTTGTTTATCAGCCAAGGCAACAACATCCGTCTGTAGTTTCTTTTCCTTGAGTTCTAGCTCTTTTTGCTTTATCTGCAGTTCTTGCTGCTGCATCTGTACGATAGGATCTTGTTGTTTCTGCTGTGCTTGTTGTTGCTGCATTTCAGACTGATTAGCCTGTAATAGCTGTTGAGCCGCCATCGCAGTAAGTTTAGATATTTGAAGCTCAATCTCTGGAGGTAAAGTAACATCCTCACCCGCTTCATCTTTATTGGCTGGAAGAGCAGCACCAAGCTGTTTCTCTATCTGATTACGGTACTCCATAGCAATATGCTCACTAAGGTGGGCCATACCTGCAGCTTGTTTAGCCTGTGCTGTTGGGTCTTGACCAATTAACTGTGCCAACTTAGGGTCTTGCATAAAGGACATATGAACCTTGATATGTGACTCATGATCTTGGTACTGGAAGGCTTTAACCGGTTTACCTGTAAGTACAGCCATGTTTTCTGATACAGGGTCCATCGGTTTGTGGTCATCATCCATCGGCACTAGCTTGTTAGCGTTCTTTACTCCTAGCACCTCAGCCATCTGACGGTGTAGCAATGGGAGGTTGTATATCTGAGGAGCTGCCTGTGCATTCTGCATTACTGCTTGATACTGTATAACCTTCTGGCTCATGGTTGATGCATTTGGATCAGATACAGGGATCACGTCACACATATCGTAATCAGCTTGCTTGATCTGAGCCCCACCATCTACATCATATTCGTATTCCTCAGGTGTATAGTCGCGGATCACACCTGCCAACAGCTTAAACTCTTGCTTCATAGCGAAGTGGAGCCTAGCCTGTACCGCAGACATAACCTTTAATGTCCTTTCTAGTATGGCTAGTGTTGTCCCAACCGGTGTATTGGCTGACATGTCTGAGATCTGCATATCCCCAGCCGATGCAAACCTACGACCTTCCTCTACGATATTCTGCATGAGCAGGTATAGGGTCTGGCTTGGCTCTTTGTACGGCAGCGGCATGATGTTGTCGCGGATTACACCTGATGACACATCCACATCACGGAACTCGCCCGGAGCGATAGGGGTATCATCACCTTTAACGCGTAATCCCTTGGTCTTGTACCCACCCGGGAGATTAGATAGAGTACCTGCATCAACTAATTGTCTAAGAATAGACGTTGCACTCTGGGCAAAGCCACCAACAAGGTGAATTAGACCAAAACCGTAGAAGCCAAACCCCGGAACGTACGTATAATGTACAAAATGCTGCCTTTTGAGTCTCAAAGGATCATCTTCATACCAATTTCTACGAATTCCAAGGATTTGGCAGGTCCCCTTCTCAATTGTGACCACATATGGGAGGGCAATCTCATCCTCATCCTCATATCCCTCAAGATTTAGGTCAATATGCATCTCCAGAACCCGAAAACGATCATCTGAGGTAGCAGTAATGCCCTGTTCTTCTGCCTTTTGCTTATCAATATCGTCTAGTGTAGTAGTCGGTTCACCTAAATCTATGTCTAAATAGAACCCAGAAGCCTGCAATTTGCGTATATCGTTAGCTGTTTTGCGCATTATATGTGTCACACATTCAGCTGTTTCGAGGCTAGATGACCCATAAGGCACTACCATATCCTCTGCGGGCACAAACATTGACACTTGACGGCCTAATGATGGGTCGTAGTAGACCTTTTTGAATGCCGAACCCGCTAGTGGTAGGGCCCAAAGCATCTTTTCATGTTCTGGACGGTACTCAACCATACGTTCAGTAAGCTGAAAGTTCATATCATCACGAACTCGGGCAGCAGCTGCCTGCGTAACCGGCGTTTCTTTACCGATTATCGTGGTTTTTACGGGTCCAGCGGCAGGAAAGGTCTCCATAATGGACTCTGCTTGGAACTTGACTACTGCTTCTGCCAGTATAGGATGGAACGCACCACAAGCACCACTCCAAGGCTCTGACCGTTCCTCATATTTGAGGCCCAGCAGTTTTAGTCCTTTGACGTATGTGTCAACCCAGTCTTTACGTGCGTTCCAATCTTCGTTGTACTGGTCTACTAGAGTAGTCCCTAATGAGGACAGTACACCATCTTTCATCTCTTCCGCTAAGTTAGCGTCAAAGTCTCCTTTAGTAGTCTCATCAGTATTAGTATCCTCTTCTTCACCTATTACTATTACAAGCTCTGCATCTGGACTTTCTTCATCTAAACCGACAGGCGCTTGATATAATGCTTTATCCATATTTGCCATTTTCTATTTAACTCCTTCTAATGATTTCATCCAAACCAGCGTCCTTGCTACTTCTGCGGTCGTTGCATCCGACTTAATAGAATTAGCTTTCATAGATATTACTGCGACATTTCCTACAACATACCCACCATTAGGATCTAATCTGTCTAGTGATGGACTGCAGGGTTGCTGTTTTATTAGTCCTACAAATGTAAAGGTTGTTCCAAATACTGGGCATATATCTGGGGTAATACTCATGACATACTCATTAGTAATATTAAACTCATAATCCCGCTGCTTTGATCTTTGTCTGGCTCCGCCAACAGCACTAACTACCCACGACCATTTTGGGTTACGTTCCCGCCACCGCTTATTCCGTAGTCTATGGGCTTCAGTCTGTTCTGCGTTCATCAGTAGTAGCCTTCTCTTCTGTGGCTTCTGAATCCTATTGGTTCCCCAACCTCATCATCTGGCAAGGTTAAGAAACCTCCTTTGCGGAATCTTAATAACGCTTGAGTCGTAGAATCAACCAAGTCATCATTACTGCCGCTGGGAAAGTCGTTACATTCTTCCATAACATCCTTAGCCCACCGCTTATCTGGAGCCCAAACTATACCAGAAGCAAAGAGGTCAGACACGGCATTTACCCTAGAAATCTTGTCGTTACCTTTACTTGGAGTAAATTCCCCTACAGGAATTCCCATCCTTCTCATCTCTTGGTAGAGGGCTGCACCATTACTTTTCTTCTCAACTACAAAAGCATCAGGTTCCCACTCTTTATATTCTCTTAGTACAAGTTTCTTTAGCTCTGGAAATTCTAGGCGCTGCTTAATAGAGTTAAGCAGTATTATATTATGTTTATCAGTCTCTTCGTTAAGAAATACCCCCCAAGTAGTAAGGGCATTATAATCCGCACGATTAGTAGCTTCTTGAGCCGCGTCTAAGCTCATTATAATAAACTCACACTTAGGCGGGTCTGGTTTGTCCCATATCCGCCACCACTCTCTTTTTATGAGCGCCCCAGATTCTGCAGTGGGGTCTTGCATGTACTGTGCTTGCCAGTACCGGGGGTCCATGCCAATCCGTTTAGCTTCTAGTTCCTCAACAGGCCAGAAGTCAGGCCATAGGGCTTTACCCGAGTCTAATATGGCTGGAAACTCAACTATCTCCCACTGGTCAGCCCCTTCATTTTTGGTCATATGATTAATGATCTGACCTGTTAGATCCAGCTTACTCCAGCGGGTCATTACTATAATAATGGCTCCACCCGGCATTAGTCGTTGTATTGGACCAGCCTGAAACCATTCCCAAGCCGGAAGAAAAGCTGAAGATAGACCTGACTTGGCATCCTGCTCTGAGTGGGGGTCATCAATGATAAACAGATCGGCACCCCGCCCTGCCAGTGCACCCCCCACCCCAATAGCAAAATACTCCCCACCAAAGTTAGTGCCCCAACGTGAGGCAGACTTAGAATCTTGCTGGAGTTCTATCTGGGGAAAGATTTCTTTGTACTGGTCATTAGCTACCAAGTTTCTTACCCGTCTACCAAAGTTAACAGCTAAGTCGGCAGTGTGGGAAGCCATGATAATCTTCTTGTTTGGGTACTTGCCTAAGAACCAAGCTGGGGCTAGGTATGAGATAAGCTCTGACTTTCCATGCCGGGGGGCGATATTAACAATCACCCGTTTCTTTTTACCGGCAGCTATATCCTCAAAGATTCTAGCTAATTTGCGGTGGTGGGGGCCAACCTTATAGCCAGAGTACACATGTTCTGCAAAACTCAATAGGTCAACCTGAGCATTAGTCTGGGTTAACTTGGTCTTATATTCTTTTAATAGTTCAGCAGTTCTTCTCTTTTGTGTATCCGGCATTGTGGGAAGTGCCTGTTTTAGCCGGATAATATCTTGTGGAGTAAGAACAAGTCCTGTCATTTGGGGGGTTTAATCCGGGGCAGTCTAATGGGGGTAACGTCAATTGTTCTAGCCTCAATACTTTCCAAGGTCTCTAGGAGTTCTTTCTCGACTTCTTCTATAGACTGGATTTTGTGCGTTACTTCGGTGCGCTTCTTAAATGCATCAACACCATCTACTTCACCTAGTTTAGTGAGCGCCATTATTCTTTCCTTGGCATTTGCAGAGTTCTCTATCTCACGTATTAGACTATTAACTACATATAGTTTTAGTTCAGCTAGATCCGCGACAATAGCTACATTCATCTGGGCAACCATACCAGCAAGAAGGGCTAGGGTTTCGTTGGGGTAGTTAGCAAACTCAGGTCTATAAGTAGGGTTGGCAGCCATTTCCATAGCTAGTTCTTTAGCTTCACTAACATTGTCTTGTGTTGCAGTGAGTGGCTGGCCTGTTATGTCAGAGAATAGTTTAACTATGTTTGCCCGCATCTCTAGCTCTTGAGACACGGATAGGTTTGGGCAGGCTTCCTTAGCATTAGCTGGTAAGGGAATGTTTTCTTCTATTTCAGGTATTAATACTTCCATAGAATCTCTTAGTGTCTACATACGCCAACATGACGAACTATAGCAAATTTTTTATATAATAGTCAAACAACCGGGCTTTCTAAATGAGACCGGGGGGTGTTCCGTGGAAAACTATCCAGTGATTTGTGTCTATTATGGGTATAAGAAACAAAGGGACTCCTAAACCTATTTAGGGTCTTGGGGGTGAGTACCTTCGAGAGAATAGGCTTTCCGCCAGATATAACAGCTGGGTTTTACAATTCAAACTTTACATACTGATCGAGTCAGAGTACAACTAGAACTGTCGATGCAGCAGCGACTGACAGCGGCATAATTCAATAAGGATAAATGAAATGGACAAGATCGAATCGTTCGGCACACACTCACGTACCTATGATGAGATAGCAGTAGAACGCGTCAAGATACTAACGGACATACTGCAGGTGATTAAGCAAGACCCCTCACTGTATGTGCATCTATCATGGCGACTGCCATGTCTACGATCAGACTGTGCTGTGTATAGCCATGTATGTGCTGCATCTACTCATATGTTATCTACCCAAGACTACAAGAAGACACCATATGGTTGGTACTGTAAGGATAACAATACATACAAACCTGTATATGAGTTACTGAGTGAAGTACTAGAGAACAACTACTAATAGCTACACCCCACCTAGCGATCACTAGGTGGGTAATCTTAGAGGAGAATCAAATGCATCCAATGACCTGCTTATCAACTGAAGAGACAGTGTTGCTAATAGAAACCTATGTTGAATACTGCACTAAGCGTCCGTGTGGTGATATACCTGAGCTGCTTGTATATGCTGAGGCGCAAAATGAATCAATAACACCGAACAATGTGAGGTTTCTAGTCTATGACTTCATAGGAACAAAGATAAAGACCAATATAGACTTCTAGTATTGGATGGGGAGCTTCGGCTCCCCTTTCTTTTAGCCTTTGATACCAGTTACTAATCGTCGCGGTGGGACTGAGTGCGAGTGCGCCGAGAATGTGCCTATAGTCTAGGCTTCATGCTATATAGTGTTATATCGTGCCATGTAACTTTACATAGTGGAGCACATCAAGTATAACTATAACTGTCAAAACGGCAGCGACCGATTGAGACATAATTAAATAAGGATATAAAATGAAAACTAATACCATTGTAGAATTCAAAAGCCTATTGCAAGCTGGTTCGGCATTCGCACAATCGGACGATAAAAAGCTAATACCAGCGCGTTATGTTCTAGAGTGTATTCCAACATATCTGGAAAAGGATGGCATCAATTCAGAGCAGCGAGCAGAGTTAACGCAAGGTTTTCAGATGCATTATTATAGTTTTAATCCAGCTGTCAGATATGGTGTAGTAGACGGCAACTATTTACCAGCGGACTCTTGCCCGAAAGGTATTGAGTTTGTAATGGTCGGCGCTGAATTAGCAATGAACTATACAACACATGAGTTCGGAAAACTGGGTGACAGTCACTCACCCCAGTATAAAGCATTGATAAAAGGATATCGTGATGATGTTAGTAAGTATGTTGCGAATAAACGAATCTCATTGACTACATCAATTCGCGCATTAGTACCAGCAGCAGAGCGTCAACGTGGACTAACAGCAGAATTTGCTGATCGAGTTAAAACAGTGTTAGATGATCTAAAGGCAAAATGCAAGACTGCTAATACTAGGGGTGATCTGTCTGCTGATCTAATCAAGTTTGAAATAGCACATAAACGTATGATGGAATGGAATAAGTAACAAGGTATCATGGGGTGATCGGCGAAAGCTGGTCACCCCTTTTTTTGGCCTCGCGATGCCAGTTACTTGGTGTCGAGCGCGTAGATAGCGCAGCGGGCCCGTGATGCCAGTTACACAATGTCGCGCACATACCGAGCAAATTCAGCCATCATTTTATGACATCATAAATCCACACTAAAAAGTTAGAAAGCGGAACATCCGGAACATCTCCACAAACTTCATTTTATGATGTTATAAATCTATCTTTATGGCGTAGTGCTTACCCTTTTTACTACTTAGCGTTACATTATCAGGTGTAAAAGCGGTTTTGTTCCAATATGAAATGGAACAAGAAAAAGTAAATGGAACAAAAAACGAGGCTGGAACGCCCTATCCATGCGGTTTGTTCCGTTTGTTCCGTTTGTTCCGCTGTTTTTTAGATAGGTCGGGGAAAATAAAATAATAACTCGGTCGTTCACTCGGAGGCAGCAAGTGCAAAATCTAAAACCGCGTTTTATACAGCATCACTCAAAAGGGGGACGTATCCTCTAAAAAACAGTGGAACAAATGGAACAAACATATATATTTATAATAATAATAATAATAATACTATATAAAACAACAACATAGTTTTTCTAAATCACTCTTTTTTGTTGCTATTCGTAAAGTTGTCAAAATGGAACAAACGGAACAAGAATTCCCGCAAATGGCGTGGATAGTAGGTCTAGCTATAAAACCCAAAATGGAACAAGAATGGAACAAACGGAACAAGAACTCTACGAGAAAAAGTTACCCATTCCGATTGCTCTATATGTAAAGTTATGGTATAATGTACTTGTAGGTGAGGGATGAATACAAAGCACAGCGTTATATAGCGTTACACCGAGAGGTGTAATCATTAACTACTAGGAGAACAAAATGGAACAAAAGAAGGAAGACCTCATGTATTGGGATAGCATTACGTTAACAATGCGTAAAGATGAAACCTACATGGAATTTGTAGATGATTGGTTTAGACAATATGGGAAGGGTGCTTTCGTTGTTGTGCCAGATTCTATGGGGAAACAAAATGAAATCAGATGAATGGTTCATGGATTCAATTGAACGGGAGATGACCGAGGAACAATGGATGAAGGATCAAGTAGCACAGCAATGGGAGGAGGAGCGTAAGAAGGAACGAGATATATGGGAGGCACAATATGCTGGACAAGAAGAAACGAAGTAAGAAGGAGTTAGTCAGGGCTTTAACCAAGTACGATAAGTTAGCATGGGAGGAATACTCTTTGAAGGAGTTACACGAGGAGGCCCTAGCTAGAGGTATCTACGAGGAAGAAGAATTTTATTTCATAAGGAGGCGTGATGAACATGAGACTTAGTATTGTACATAACGAGGTGCAACAAGCAGCCATTGTAGTATTGAATGGTTTGTTTAAGGATACACCTAAACGTGTACACCGAATCGTGAAGAAGGCTGACGAGGAGGAGGCTGACCGAGAGGGTAGGCCAAGGAAGTATTCATTCAGTCCGGCGCAATGCAATGATATGTTTGAGCGCGGTATAACTATAAAGGAGATAGCGGAGTCAAGTAACCCCAAGATGTGCAGGAATTATGTTGCTGCAATGATAGATAGATATAGGATAGAAGCAGGACTAACCACTAGGCCAAAGGCTGACCGTAAATATACTTCTATACGACAGGGGTTAGGCAAGACTTCGCTACTACGGGTGGCAGAGGTAGAGGAGTTGATGGGTAAGTATCCCCCAACAAGGATAGGTACAATGCTAGATATACACCATAACACCGTAACACGCATCATTCATCACATTAATAAACTACGAGGAGAAACA